GTCTTTAAATTCTGCGAGTCTGGACCTTCACGCCGAGCGGGGGAGAACAACAAACGCATACCACCAGTTCTACGAAGACGGCGGCGGCGTTGAGCGCCTTGCATTTCTGACTTCTCTTTAGAAGTCGCACGTTCCTCTGCGCGAGTTCTGGCCGTTTCAGCATCTTGCTCTGCACGAATTTGTGTTGCTGATTTAGGAGGGGGAGCCGAAGATCCACCACCACCAAATAATCCACCCATGTTAAAACCTCACCATCATGTAGTAGTCGGACCCGTCTGGCCCATACTTTCTCATAACACTTTCTACCTCAAAACGTAGTGCTTTGGCAAACCTAAATGCGGTATCGTTATTCGTGTTTACGCAGATCTGTAGCCTTTTTATGCCGTTATTAGCTATTGCGGTATCGGTTAGCTGCTTAGAAGCCCGTATAACCGATATCGCATGGCGCTCAATCTCTTTGCCAGGGATCAGCCACATCTCAGCAACGCCATCCCAAAAGGGGCGAATGCCAAACGCACAGACAACCTTGCCTCTCCCGATACCAGACCAGCTCATCCCGTCTACGGCGTGATCCCAGACATAGTTAATGTAGTTAGGTATCACGTTAGCAAAGTCTTTGTTCTCTTCTTTAAGGTTTATCCTGGCTAAATGATCGTAGGTCAGCGGGACGATATGCTCATCGTGGCCCATTCTTACCTGGGGAAGTTGGACTAAAGCCATTAGAAGACCTCGAAATCTGTGCTTGCGTTGAATGTTTGCCCACCCGCAAAGCTTCCGCCATAGGTTCCGCGCCGCAATCTGCGCTGCTCACCGCCACCGAGCATAAGATATCCAAACGCATCCCCGCAGTGAGAGTGCTCATTCTTTACCGGCGCATCTTTAAACCGATCCTGCCCAGCGCCCATAGAAACACGCTTAAAGAAATAGCCGCCACTCAGAGATTTCCGCAGCCTCAAGCACTTTTTGCTAACGAGAAGGCCGGGTTTGCCACCAACCAGCCGGTTCATAGGAGCCGCAGCAGCCTCACGTCTTACATTGAAAGCATTACTGTCTGTCGGCTGTGCGCGAAACCCAATAGACTGCAAGTGATCGAAGGCTGTAACCTCATAGATCTCGTCACGCTTGTTACCGGCAGGGTCTCCCCAGATCTGCACCTCTGCTTTATTGAAGCTTGCAGCGATCTTGCCTATCAACTCCTGCCCAAAGCGCTCAAGCCCCATGTCAAACGTCACAAGCTCATCGAGGATCTTCCACGCGCCGCCAGATGTTCGCTGCCCAAAGATAGCCGCCGGTGTCAATCCAAAGTCAACGCCGATCTGTAGCGGGTATTGCGGATCATACTGCACATCAGCAGACATCATTTCATCGTCATACTCCGGCCAAACCGGCCTGCCTTCCTGCACGAAGGTAAACTTGCCCTCTGCATAGCACCTAATCCAGTCAGCATTCTTGCCGCCGAGAAGTTGCTCATAGTAACCATCAGGCAAATGCGTCTTGTTCTCCGCAGAAGGATTAACCATCCACCACTTGCCACCGGAAAATACAAAACCATTTGCTTCCGGGTTCTCTGGTAGATCCTTGGCAGACACCTCCAAGACACCACCTGGCTGACGAAAGAACTTCCACGGGAACCGGCCACCGATAGGGTTCTTCTCTGACAGCTCATGCCACCAGTGATCCGCATCGGGCGGGTTAGTATCCATGATAATCCCGTACCAGGACGCACCACCATCGGATTTGGTAGGATAACGGCCAACGCGGTGGGTCAAACCATCGATCACAGCCTTTGGTAGCTCTCTAGCCTCGTTCACCCACGCACCAGTTAGCTCCAATGACAGCAGCTTACGCACATCTTGGGGCGTAGAAAGGGCCATGAATATAACTTCACAGTCAATACCAGGGGCATTATCCCTGCTGGGGAGTTTAAGATGGTGGGTAATGGGCGGTTGCCAGCGCATCTGACCCCATACATCTTCCGGGAATAGCTCCTGCCAGGTCTTAATCGTAGTTGTTCTAAGCTCTGGATAGGTATTACGCACGATCACAAACCGGGAATACCGGATGCCGTCACGCGGAGAAGGCTTTTGCTGGACAGCTTTTAACATAATCTCAGCAGCACAGCCGTATGACTTGCCCGATCCCACCGGACCCATCAGGCCGCGAACAAAAGACTTATCGTGTAGAAACTTCCAGACCGTAGCAGACTTAGAGAAATCCAAGTTCATGCTGGGGAGATCAGTCATCGTCAGCCTCATATGTTGTGGTGATCTCTGGACCCTTCATGTTGATCCCAATGATCGAAGGCTTGTCCACGTTCTTCTCGACATCGAGCAATCCACTAGCCTTAGCCAGAACACGCAGAACACTCACCTTGTCAAACATCTCAATCGTTGTGCCGTACTGACCAACCGTAACTTTCTTGATCGCAGCCAATGCTTCAGAAGGGATCTCATCCAGCGGCTTAACCTGACCAGTATGAAGATCAATGATGTCAGTCATACGAGCCGTACCCATAGCAATCAGCTCAGTCGCAACAGCTTCCTTATTCTGAGCCAAAGTCTCCGACCGGCCAATCCGGCGCTGCAACACACGCGCACCACCGAACCGACCAACCGGCGGGATAGGTTTTATCTTATCCTCTTTTTTTCGACTCATCCAGTGCATTCCCCATGGTCAACTTGGCACAGAGCATCCTCCACATCAAATATCCAGTCCCCTTGAGTTTCAACTTTATGCTTTATTTCACGCCGAGAATACTCAAATCTAAAGCGACCAGGACCCAAGGTCCAATCTGAAACTAGATCTTCCATGTTTTGCCACCACATATGCCGGTCAGGATATGCGCGGGCCAGGTGGGAAAGAGTTGATTCGCTCTTTAAAAAACACCCGTCACAATTTCCTAGCCAGCAAGACCCATTGACGTTAGGCAAGTTAAGATCAAACGGCTGAGACTTCCAAAAATCAGATATGTCAGCCTTAACTATTCCAGCATCAGCCAGCGGATGCCAAGTTACCCAACGATCCTTATCTTCTTTGCCAAGACGCTGCTGCTCATCAAACCGGATACCAACGGTATTTGTCCACCGGTCCCAGCCCAAAGATCTAAGATAACGCTTCGCGGTAAGAACCTTTAGCTCACTTGTGCAAAAGCGCATCCGAATATTAGGAAGATGCTTTTTTTGCCAAATCAATTCCTCAAAAGGCTCACCTTCACGCGCGGCTGAGTTGTGGTCAACAACCTTAAACTTCGGCTTCTCACGCTTAAATTCAAGCCAGTGGATTTTAACGCCCCATTGCTGAGAACACTCATTAACAAAATCAAGAGTCTCAGGCATTTCGCGGCCAGTGTTTTGAAAAGATACAATGCAACGATCAGGAATGCCGCCATTAGCTTCCGCAATTTGATGCAGCATATATCCGCTGGTGCGACCACCGGAGAAAGATATAACAACATTCCCCTCCGGCAGCTCATATTTGCTAAGATTAGCCATTAGTACGGAATTTCATCGTCCAGCTTGCCAGCAGCAGGAGCCGCTTGCTGAGAACGATTACCATCATCCTTAAACAGCTTCAACCAAACCTCACCGTCCTTATTGGGCAAAGGCAATCCCTCAAGCTTGATGCTGATCCCCTTGTCATTCTTAAAGGCAATGCCATGACGAAGCCAAACAGGCTTATCCCGACCAGGCACTTCCTTCGCCTGCATAACACTAAATCGCTCATTCATGCGTATCTCCTATACAACGTTACAGTGGGATTACGATATCGCATAGAAAACGATATTACAATAGCCCCTTTGCAAGATCCCTAATCACATTGGGAAACTTATCAGTAGGTATCAAAGCAACCTGCTTACCATCATGGTAAATGCGCAGGCCATCTGGATAGACAACCCACACAGTTACACCATCGTTCACTTCTTCAGACGCTCAATTGCTTTGTTAAGTAACATCCTTGCGCGCGCATTATTTTTTGAGGACTCAAGAGCCGCATCAAGATCTTTAGAGCTAGTAATCTGCTTTTTAACAGGCTTGGAATCCGACTTAGGAGCAGGCTTAGGAGCGGGTTTGGGTTTTTTTTGCGCTTCAGCTAAAAGCTTCATGGCATCCTTGTATATCTTATCATCCTTCTCGAAATCCTTGCGATCAGCGCGATCCATGAGGTACTTAGCCAGAGCGCGAATAGGGGTAACGCCACCGCCCTCTACTGCACCTCGCGGCTCGGGTTTCCTGGGAGGTTGCATCTTTCGGGATTGTGTTGGGGTTCTAGCCATTAGCTTATCCTTTCTTCATACGAGTTGTAGCGGCCTTCTTAAAAGCAGCGGCAGTGGGAGCACCCTTACTGCCTGCCTTGCGCATCCGCTCGCCGCTGCCAGCAGCAATACGCTTCTTCTTAGCGTGGATGTTCGCATATAATCCAGTCTTAGTTTTAGGCATCTCAACCTCCCTTCACGTTAAGTAACTTCTTAGGTCTCGCCTTCGGACGAATACTACCCTTCCCACCAGAAGAACGCATCTTCCCAATAAGACTGCTTAAAGTCTTAGAATAGTCATCAGGGTCTTGTCCATCAGGGACAACAATAAAATCACCGCGCTTCATAGCCTCATCAAATGCCTCACCCTCGCCAGATAAAACAACAGGCTTCCCATCTTGCAAACGAACACGGGGAACAAGAACCTGGCGACCATCCTCAAGCTCATAGCTCTCAGTATGGGCAGCACCCTCATTCGGATCAATCGGAGAGCTGGGATCAACAGCCCTCAAAAACCAACCAGGAGGATTAT